CGGCTTGTGGGGGGGGGCATCTTAGCGAACGTATGCGATATTTTGGGGCTAGTGTTACTTCTTCTGATTTATATGATAGGGGTTATGGCAAAGCTGGAGTTGATTTTTTCAAGCAAACTCAATTGGCTGCACCGGTTATTGTTACTAATCCACCATATAAATATGCTATGGAATTTGTTGAACACGCACTAGACTTAGGGGTTGATAAGTTGGCTATGTTTCTAAAGATTACATTTTTAGAAGGTCAAAAGCGCCGTAAACTATTTGAGAAATATCCACCAAAAACAGTTGCCGTATTCAGTAAACGTATACAGGTTGCTATAAATGGCGACCCAGAAATGTTTACCAAGAGTAGTGCCGCTTGCTACGCATGGTTCATTTGGGAAAAGGGGTTTGATGGAAAGCCAGAAATAATATGGACATAAGGAGAGGAGCAAAACTAATGCCAACACTATCAAGCGTGCCAGAAGAGAGGGCAATAACAATGTTTGCAGGAGTTGATGTAAAGAAACTCACCAGCCAAGACCGCCAAGCAATCAACAATTACATCAACCAACAAATCAAGAGTGTATTGGATGAGCTGGAGGGTGAGGTGATAGGAGGAGACGAATCGTCGGGAATATTCCCTGAAATTGGGGAGTCATCAACCATAAGGGATAACCTCAGAGCCGAGCAACGTGATGCCATTCAAAAGATAAGGAGTAGGTATGAGTAAGCTATCAACCATCAACAAACTATTGACAATACTTAAAGATTTTGAGACAATAATAGCAAGGAGGGCAGATGACAAAAATCAAAGTTAGACAAGTATCAGAGACTCAAAAAGTCGAAGTTCGAGTAATAAAATAAGCAAGGAGACAGAAGACAATGACAACAAATCAAAGCGCACAATTAGTTAAAAACCCAAACACCAAGAAAGCTATAGCAATACTCACCAAGTTCGCAAAGCTGGAAGCACAATATAAAGCTGCTGAGAAGGAAGCAAAAGAAGCAAACGCGCAGCTCACAAAAGCCATGATCGAAGCTGGCGTGCCTAAAATCGATATCGATTTGCCGAACCTAACTGGTTATATCACGTTAGTAGAGAAAGTTCTTTACAAAGCTGAAGACATTAGCGAAGTTCCGGCTGAGTTCATCAAGCAAGCACTTGATACTACTAAGGTGAAAGCGCAAGCTACATTGACTGGTGAATTGCCAGCTGGAGTTGTGGAGAGCAAAACGCAATACATCACTAAGAAGTTCAAGGCGGTAAAATAATATGCTTACGCTACAACAACTGAAAGATATGGAGCCAGACACAATATTTGCGACTGGTGAAACTACTGATGGTTATGATGCAGTCAATATGTACGGTAGAGGTCAAGAATTACGATGGGTAGCAACGCGTGGCGGTATTCACGATTGGGCGATCTATATTGCACCTAAAGACTGGACCGAAGAAATGATTAAATCTAATGGCGATAAAGTTCACAATCGCGAGTCTATTAAAAAGCTTGTGCCATGTGATGATGAAGCGCTAGAAATGTATAGGGATTAATATGAATACTTTACTAATTATATTGGGAGCAGTATTTTTATTCGCTGCTGTTCGGTTTTTCGGTATCATTGGTTTATTAATTGCTGTGGGTGTTTTAGCACTAGCATATTCGGTTGGTAAAAATGGATAGTTTCTCAATTTTCGTGCTGTGCCTGTTCATCATATGGACGCTAAACGCCATGCACATAAGATACACACGTGCTAGATTGATCCGCGACTTACAAGACGAAGGTAAATCAGCCGAAGACATTAAAATAATAATGGAAAGCTATAAAGGAGATTAATAATGGCTAGACTAATATTTGTGCTTGGGCATCCAGGCACCGGCAAGTCATCAAGCTTGCGGAACCTGAAAAAAGAAGAAGTAGGTTATATTTCTGTCACTGGTAAGGAATTACCATTCAAGACTGATATCAAGCCAGTAGTAAATAACAATATTGGTGGCGTCAAAGCACTGATTGTAAAAAGCAAGAAACCAATTATTGTGGTAGATGATGTAAATTATTTGTTCACGTTTCAAGTTTTTGGACGTGTAGGCGAAAAGGATCAGTGGGCGGTATTCAAAGATATTGGCAATGATTTTTTTCAACTTATCAAGACAATTATTGATAAAGATACCGATCAAAACATTTATCTGTTTGGTCATATCGAACTCAATGATGAACGCTTGGTCCAACTCAAGACTGCTGGCCAGACAATTCGTAACAATATTGCACCAGAAGGCTTAACAAATATTGTGCTAGAATCAGTCAACGATTTAGGCGAATTTGTATTCAAGGCTCGATCAGATGGTAGTGGTGTAAAGTCACCAATTGATATGTTTGAAGAAAGCACGATTCCAAACGATCTTTCAATAATTAATAAGGCAATAAACAAATATTATGGTACAAAATAGTTGTTGGCTATGGGCCAAAAGTAGTAACCAAAAAGGTTATGGCAAAGTATGGAATAAAGCTACTCAAAGACTTGAAATGGCTCATAGATTTATGTATGAAGCTTTAATTGGTAAAATTCCTAGTGATTTAACTTTGGATCATTTGTGTAGAACTCCACAATGTATAAATCCTGAACATATGGAGCCTGTTACTAATCGAGAAAATATATTAAGAGGAGAGGGGATAGCTGCTAAAAATATTAAGAAAACTTATTGTAAGCATGGGCATCTACTAAAAGATAATGTTTATATTTTCAGAACGAGCAGAATTTGTAGAACCTGCCAGAATATTAGAAATACGAATTATCGTAATAAATTAAAATTGATAGGAGTTTAATATGGGAATTTTTGATGACATTATAGACAAAGCCGGTGAACCATATAGCGGTGGCAAAGGGTTCGAGTACGGTACTTACGAAGTAGTAATTGGTACTGTTGAGGCCAAGAGCAAAGACACCAAGAAAGCAAAGGACTGCGCAATCATAGAAGTGGTTGTAGGTGATGAGTCTGATCCAGAGAAGACTGCCACCTGTACATTATGGTTTCATACGGATGGTGCCGCGAAGATGTCAGTAACAAAAATTCTAGGCTTGCTCGTGCATAAAGTTGGTGAAGAAAAGAAAGATGCTGTACGCGAACTTGGTAGAAAACTGTTTGGCAGTATTGATGATCATACTAAGGCTCGTGATGTTGCAACAAAATTAATGAAAGAAAAGCTAGTAAACGAAAAAGCATATCTTGTTGCGGAACCGCAGGGCAAGTACACCACTACATCATATGGTGATTTGTGGCACTATCCAGCTGAACCGCAAGGCAAACCAGCCAACAAGACTGAAGAAGTTGCTAAGGCCACTGGTGGTTCAGTAGTTGATGATGCAGATATTCCGGAGGACCTATAAATGGTTAATCGAAAAACACCACGCAATAAGCAAGAAGGATTTGTTGGCCTACAACTAACCCCCGAACTTTTAGAAAAACTTGATGCTAGAGTTAAAGAAACTACTCTTAATCGCAGCCAAGTTGTTCGACTTGCACTTATTGAATACTTAAAATAAACAGTGGTCGCTAACTAAACTAGCGCCCATGTCTCTTTGTGGACGCTAGATATAGTATGATGTAAAAATGTTAGCGCAAGGGTAAAATAGGGGTACTCATGGCAGAAAAAGACGAAGACCAAAGCTTGGTTAAATCCAACACCGAAGAAAAAATGTCGCTCAAAGCAAAACAAGCTAAAGCGATCACTAACAGATACCGTATTGTTAGATTCAGAGGTGCAGTATTGTATCAGGGTGACAATGGCTGGGAACCATTATCACATGATGAGTTCGCTCGTATCTGCTATACAGTACATGGTGCAAGCATACGACAGACTCAGATTAAAGATTTACAGCACTTATTCTTCACTAGTTCAGAAGATCTGACTAAATTTGCTCAATACATAGCTATGGCCGATGGTCAGGTATGGGACATGAAAACTCTTAAATTCACTGACAAAGTAGCTCATGAAGATTGCATCTACACCACTACAGTTGCACCAACTGAAGGCAGTAGTCATCGTAAGTGGCTTGAAGAAGTAACTATGGGTGACAAAGAGTTAGCTAATGATATTATGAAAGCCATAGCTCCAGTATTTATGTACAAAAAGCCGTTCGGGGTGTTCTGGTTCTTAGGCAACGGTGCTAATGGTAAATCAACTACGCTCAAAGCACTCTACGCTATATTTGGTTCTGATCCACCCTATACTCATAATCGTTGGTTCAGCCAACTCACAGTCAAGCAAATCGAAGATGAGCGCGATACTCCAATGATTAATGGCAAGCTTGGTAATATTTGCTTAGAAAGTAATGACGGCCATGTTAAAGATAGCGGTGGCTACAAAAACCTAGCTGAACACAGCACCTTCAATGTGCATCGATTTAATAGTCAAGATGGTGCACAAATAGATGGTAATATTCATACAATTTTTAATGCTAACAACATACCAACTTTTGCTGATAAAACTCAAGGTGTTCGACGCCGGACCTTCACAATTCCATTTAAAGCATCGTTCAACCAAGATAATACTTTTGATGAAAGATTATTTGCTAAAAAAGATTTTCTATCAGATTTGTTAGGTGAAATATTGCGTACTACTGTTGAACTTAGAAAACATGGTTATAGCTATGATTTCAGTGAACAAACTCTAGCAGCAAAACAAGATTATGATGAAGAAGTTAATACCGCTGAAACTTATTTTGAAGAACTAAAAGCCACTGATATTTGGGGCTTCACTAATTTTACTGATTTAACTAAAGATTATCAGAATTGGTGTGATGATCGGAGTCTTACACCACTTGGTAAAAAAGCCATAGCTCATGCTGCTAAAATTACAGGTTATGAACGTAAATCATTCAGACAAGATGAAAAACTAATTACTAGATATATGTGTGAAAATTGGAATCCAGAAGAAGTAGTGAATGTACCGCATAGATGGGGCATATTCCAGAAAATTAATAGTGATGTTGAACTGATTGAATCAGAGAATACAACTGAAGAATATGAAGATAAATTAATGAAACTATTATAATGGCTAGTCTTAAAAGCAGATTTGAAGAACTTATACATATGAACTGGAGTGATTTTGTTTTTCTTGAAAATGATAAAACAGCTACTGTTGACGATGGTGTACTTTGTTCACTCATACGCATTTGTGCTGATACTGACGACATACCGGCCATTAAACTAGCATTTGATAGAGTAGATGGTTTACTTGAAACTCCTATAGAGATCAAAGTTCCAAAATTTTATGTTCGATACGTTAATGCTAAAGAAATTGAAGCTGGTGCTAAAGCATTAGAGGCTCCAGAAAATATTGAAAAAGATAAAAAGAGTGATTATGATCCTGCAACTGCAAAATTGCGTGAAACACTTATAGAAATGCGCTCTATGTCTCAAGATGTAATACGCGTAGTTCAACTTCATAAAAACCGGATCGATAAAGGCAAAGAAACAAAACATGATCCTATGGTCAAATCAGTGATTGTTGCTAACTTATTACGCAACATTAATAAAGGTCGTTATAAAGCTATTGAACTGGTGTTTGATCAAATAGATGGCAAGCTGACTAGAACCATCAACTTACTTGGTGGTGATGATGTATATGTTGACGACTATACTGAGACAATTGCACCAGCTCATGCAATTAAAGATGAAAACGGAGTTTATATAGCTGAGAACAAGGCTATGACTAATATCTGGATTCGTGGTTTTGCTCAAAGCCAAAAAGGACTAGAATCTTTGGCCGAAGGACTTGATGATGCACAAATTTGAATTAGCTGTTAGATCTGTAGAAGAAATACTACCCCAGTTATCAACTGAAAAAATCCAAAAATGGAAGGGTATTCTTACTACTGCTCTAATTAAGATAGATTCAGAGCTAGAATCCACCTCAGAGCATATCTGTGATGTTTGTTTATTAAAAGAATTTGGTTATCGAACAGAGCTGCCGATTGGTTGGCGACAACGAGGAGACTTGACTATATGTTTCAACCATGAGGATAATGAGATAGCTGAGGTGCTTGAAAAGGCACTAGACGCAGATAAACAACATAGCGACACTGTTGCCGAACAAAGCCTAGAGGAATTAATGAATCTAATATGAGCATCGAGTCGAGTCTCCAATCCGAGATCCGTCGTTACCTCAAGAGTAAGGGGTGCTATGTCCTAGTCACAAAACCACAACCAGGTATACCTACTGGTTGTCCTGACATTATATTTATGGTTGAGGGGTTTTGGGGCGCAATTGAGGTAAAGGATAAATCAACTGCTAAATACCAACCACTCCAGAAAGAAACATTAGATCTGTTCAATGAATGGTCATGGGCCAAGCGTGTTGATCCTACTAACTGGCTAATTGTCAGAGCTGAGTTAGACAAAATGCTATGATCATCTACCATGACGTTGAACAGGGGTCGCCAGAGTGGTTCAAATTGCGCGAAAGGCTTTGGACCGGCTCAAAGGCCATAAGACTGTTACAGGGCAAACCTATGCTACCAGACAGTGATTTTCAGGGTAATGTTCACACAAGACGCGGCCAGATGTTAGAAACTATAGCTATCATGGAATACGAACGTCAGGTACGTCGAAAAGTATCACGACATGGATTTATAACTAATACTGTATACCCGAACGCTGGCTACAGTCCTGATGGTATAGATCGTAGAATAATACTAGAGGTGAAAGCGTTTAATGGTCAGCGCCATGAAGACCTAGTAGCTGAAAAGATACCTTTAGAAGTTTTAGTACAAATTTACTTCGGTATGATTATCACCGGCCTACGAAAAGCAAAACTACTAGCATTTAACCCTGAATATACTCAACAGCTTACAATCATAGATATACCTTACGATAAGGCTATCGGTAACAATATCCGTAAAAAACTTCGATTGGATATGAAAAACCCCTGACGATGGAACAGGGGTGGGTTTGTGTTTCTTAGGGTTTGTGCTTTTAGAGAATCAAGAGACTTACTATGCTACAATAATAGGATGAAAATCATAATAGACAAAGAAGATGAACATTTGGTCAGCGGATCTAAAATAAACTACAGTTCTCGATACCCTACAATATGGAAGGATGGTAAAAACATTAGAATCCATACTCTAGTTATAGGATCAGCTCCTCATAATAAAGAAGTTGATCATATTAATCGTAATAAATTAGACAATCGTAAAAAAAATCTGAGATTTATTACTCATGCTGAGAACCTTCGTAATCGTAATTCCTGGTCAGAATCAGGTCTTAAAGGTGCTTATTTTGATCAACATCGTAAGCCTAGGCCCTGGAAATCAGAAATTAGATTTAACGGTAAAAAAATACACATAGGTTATTTTGAAACCGCTGATCAGGCTCATCAAGCCTACATTTTCAAACTCTCTAGCATAGATGTGTGAGGTTGGAGTCTGTTCAAGGTTAAGTAGGTACTTAGCCATCGTGCTACTGCTTATTAATACTACAGTTCAACTTATTCGTCAATATACTTCGGTATGCCTATGTTATGTAACGCCCACTCATAAGCTTCTGTTCTGTCTAGTTCAGCTTGTCGTATGTCTATTTCACCATCTTCAATACGGTGTTCTATTCGATTAAATTCGCCGTCTAAATAAGCTCGACTAGCATCTCTAGGGTCGATTGTCTCAGGAGTCTCCATCGTCTTCAAGACCACTTAAATCAAAAGCATCTGCTGTTCTTTGTAATGATTCACCCTGTATTAAAGAGGTAAATACATCTTGAGGGATTACTTTATCTACTACCCACTCACCAAGTCCTAAGACTATTTCTCTAATGGGTCGCACAATTTCGTGTAAATGTGGTACTTCAGCGGACATATCAACGCCTAACTAACAAGACAATTACTATGATTACTAGCAATAAACCAACAAATCCAATTTCCATATTATTTCTCCTTTACGTTTAGTGGGTTATAAAAAGCATTCCAGACAGCTGAAATAGCGGCTGCTGTTGCTCCAATAATTAGACCTTTAACAGCATTTAAGTCTGTTACATCTAATAATCCAGTAGCGATAAAAGCTAGAAAAGCCTGTACCCAGGTCTTGAAAGCTCTTATAAGTATGTCTTTTCTCTTAGCTTGTGCTAGTTTTCTTTTCTTGGCTTCTGTAATTGGTCTCATATTATCCCCCTTAATCTTGTAATGCACTCCATGTCAGTGGGCCACACCATCCATCAGCAACGAGTCCTCTTGATTTTTGAAAAGCTCTCACTGCTCTATCTGTCAGTGGCCCGAAGTTTGAATCAAAGGCTGCCTTGTAGAACCCTAGCTTATTCAATCGCCTGTGTACGAAGTCTACATCTGAACCATGTGAGCCAATCCTCAAGTATCGCACAAATGGTCGTTTAGCAGGTACTGGTACAGGTGTACGACTGCCGAGGATAGCACTGACATCGTTTTTAATCCGTCCTATGTCAATTCCACCAGCTTCATCGACAGTACCGTTAGCGTCAGTTCCAGGACAACGAGTTTGAACGTATTTACAATGAGGTTGGATGTTCTCTACTGGTATCTTACGCTCAGTACAAATCTGAGCAATCAGTTCGGCACTTGTTTTGTATGTAGCTTCTGATGCAGAGCGTCCTGGAGCTGCTGAATGCTCAATACCTATCGAAAATGGGTTAGCTGATATTGCATGCCACGCAGTGTTATCTTCATCTACATACTGGTGGACGTTGTTATCCTCAATACCGTAGTGAGCTGAGACTCCCGAACGAGGATTAGCAAATACTGCATCAGTAGACTTAAGTGTTCCTACCATCCAGTGGATGACTATAGTAGTTATCGGGCTTCTACGACCTTGTGTGTAGTTTGGTGACTTCTTATATTCGTATTTGTATGCCATGTTACTCTCCTATTACGGTAAACTCTTCGCTTACCCATTCCTTAGTTATTTCTCTAATCGGATTGACTTGGTATGAGTTTTTGAAATGGAACTTACACTTATCCCCGACACTGACTTTGTTTGGGAGTATATATCTATCGTTTACAACGGTGTATTTTCCGACTGGTAGGTTCTGAGGGTTGCCTAATAATGTAATCAAGTTACCACTATCACAAGTAATAAATACTGTACCTTTAGGTCTGATTTCGTTTGGTTTGGTCAGCTCTATTTTCATAATAATAGCATCACCGATAGCGATTTCATTATATTCATTTAGGATTGCAATTGGCTCTTTAATATTACTGACTTTGTAGGGATATAATAACCAGAAAGCTACCAGTAAGAGAAAGACAGTCCAACTCAAGAATACAAATCTAGTAAAGTAAATCCAAAAATGCTTCATTTAGCAAATCCTCCATTGATAAGATAAGTTACTATGGCTACGGTAATTGTACCCCCAACCAGTGTTACGAACCATTTACCATAAGAATTGATATTAGCTACATCATGCTTTACTTCTCTAATATCTTCTTTGATTTGCTGGTGTTGAATATTCCACACTTCTGAACCAACTTTTTCTATTTTTAAATCTTTAACCTCTTGCTCAATAAGTTCTAGTTTGTCGTGGATTGAGCCGAGAGTGAAGCGTGTCATTGTGATAGGTATTCCATTAGACTAATTCCACTTTTATGAAGTTCGGGTAGGTTGCCGCTGCCGCTATAGTACCTGTACCAGCGTCGGTTTTCGCTTGGCCAAGATAGGTATGCAGTCCAGCAGATGGCGACACTACTGCTTCCGCGACAGGGTTTGTAGCGTAGTTTGCTGCTGCTGCTGTTGACGCACCCTCATCTAAAACAGTCGCAGTTTCAACGATTGCTATAAAGTTGTTTGTCCCTGCGCCACCTGTACTACTTAAACTTCTTGCCTTATGAGTGATTTTGATTTTCCTACCTGCAGGTACTATTACTGGGCATGTCAGTGCAGGTACGGTGGCATAAGGTGTTGTATAGGTTTGGTTAGAAATATTCTGTCTGTAGCCCAGTATTTTACGACTAGGATCACGAGGGCAAATAAGATTACCAAGTGAGTCTGTCACCTGATATGGAGTCGATGAGGCGATAGGTAGCAGTTTAGTTTCTTGCCCTTGGTTAATCGATGCTACAGAAGCGATGTTTGATGCTCCAGTTACGATAATACCGATACGAATAGAGTTAGCGGCTAAGGCTGGTGAGGCTGCGTTGTTAGTAACTTCTGTGTAGACCAGCGTAAATACTCCTGCTGTATTCAAAACATCTATGTAAGTATCTTTAGAGGCTGTGAATGATCTTGCAGTAACAGCTGATATTGTACCTCTCTGTCCATTTATATAAAAAACTCCTGCGGTCATAGAAGCCGCGCGTGTTGAGGCGTAAGCATCACCAGACCAAACTGCACCTGAAGCTACATAATCGAATACTTGTGACTCACTAGCTCTCTTTACAGGGTCAACACTATCAACGAATAGTCCTTCTCCATCAATAGCATTATCAGCAATCACACCAGCTGTAACAGAGTCATCTTTCAATGTACCATCATCATCATGTGCTACCTCTAGCACTTCAGCTACATTATCACCCCATTGAGTAGTGGGCCTAATCATTATAATATCGCCTACTTCACTACCTAAATCTGTATAACCAGGCGCAATATCATCTATTTCAAGATTGCTACCATCTACATGCCCTGTAAAATCAACACAAGTATCTTCAGAAATAACAGTAATAGTTTCTGAAGTAATTGGATCAGTGAAAGTATGAGGCGTACCCATACTACCAGCGAAACCAGCAGCATTTATACCAAGTACAGTGTCTACATCTATTGTTGTTGCACCTGGAGAACGAGAATTTTGAATAGTTGCAACACTAGCATTTTGAGCACCATCACTAGCTTTTATTAATTCAATTGAAGCCATATGTATATTTTAGCATAGGGGAGCTTTTACACTCCCCTATACTTTAAACTCCAAATTAAGAGTTAGTTCGTTCTAGGGTAGCAATCGCATCAGCTTTGAGACCAAATACGAAGACATCACCACGAGCACGAAGTTGAAGTTCAGAACCACCATGTCCCGGAACATCCTTGATGAGTTTCATACCGCTGCCAGTAGCAGGGTCCATCTTAGGAGTAACACGAATCACAGCGCGCTTATCGACGATAATGGCGTCATAAGTGCTTAGGAACAGACTGTCATCAGCTTCAACAACCATAACACCATCAACTGGTCCGAGAACACCGTTCTTACCAGCTGTGTAACCAAGATCAGAACCATCAAAACTTGTTACAAGAGCTTTGAAAGTGTCAGCTACAGCGTAAGGAACCCAAGCAACCATATTGCCAGGACGACCACCACCGTTTTTGACTTTAGAAACAGTATTGAAGAACTTGAGCTTGATACTATCAGTACCAGAAACCCAGGTAACTTTATTACCAGCAGGACGAGCAGCAACTATCTTGGTGATAGCGTAAGCATCAAAATCAGGGATGAACTTGTCATATACCCAAGTTCGAGCGAACTTACTAGCCAATGAAGCAAGAGGAGTATCTTGTTCAAGAGTGTCCTGAATACGAAGGAATTTGTACTTGTTGTAAGCAAGTGTCATATCCTGGTTATCAGTTTCTGCAAGAACAACAGTCTGCGAAATTGCAGTCTCATCATAGCTACCGAGAGAAGCCTCAGAAATATCATAATTTAGTAAACGAACAGTTTGTGCTGAAGTCCAATCAACGCCATTAGCGTCAAGGTGCTTTGCAACGAAAGATGCCTTTTCAAGAGGTACATCTAGGATCGAGCTAGTTTTAATGCCATATTCACTGGCCATAAAGATAACCTTCTTTCTAATCAAAAATTAATATATTTGTCTTGTCTTCTGTTAATGCTAACTATAAGCTATTTAGAATCGTTGTGCAAGAATAAATGGCAAGATTTGCACAGCCAAATTACATTCAGAGCATCTTTATAGTCATTATGATGACCATCAATTAGTTTTGGCTGCTTTTTCTGCTTGCATTTAGAACAATATTCAGGCTTTACTAAATATCCAATGCTCAAAGCATAGGTAACTATTTTTCTAGCCTTAACCTTTTCAGGATATTTAGTTTTTGTTCTTTCTTGTATCTGTCTAATAACTTCTCGACCACGATCTGTTTTTCTGTAAGCATATTGTCTTTCATTATTACATGTTCTACACAAGTAGTATTGAGTTGTCGCGGTTTTTGTCTGTTTTATCAATGCAACATTAGTAGCTTTACATTTACCGCAGTATTTTTTATGAATCATATAATTCAGTATAGCAGAAAGGTATAACAGAATCTATGCTATACTAGTTTCAAATGCAAGTACCAGCGCACAGATTCCCACTTCGACCATATCAGAGAGAGATTGTTGAAGCTTTTAATGATCCAAAGATTGATGAATTACTACTTGTTATTGCTCGTCGAGGGGCTAAAACTACCACTACTTACAGTGAGGGCATCGTGCCAGAGCTAGTTAAACAGGTTCAAACAGCAGTCGCGGTTTATCCAACAGCTAAAATGGGATTTGATAACTTCTGGACCAACATTGAAGATGATGGTTTCAAAACTCTTGACCATATGCCAAGACAATTACTAGCTGGTCAGAATAATTCTGATGATGATATGCGGCAAACACTAATAAATGGTTCTATATTCAGATTACTTGGAGCTACCAACGCAGAGGCGTTGCGTGGTGCAAACGGCAAGATTTATTGGTTTGATGAATTTGCCGATCAACCAATTGAAGCTGTCAACGTGGTAGCACCTATCACTGAACGCAACAAAGGTAAACGTATTTATACTGGTACACCTAAGATCGATGGTATCAACGGTGAAACAATGCACCGTATGCACGAATCATTCAAGAACGACAAAACTGGCACTAAGTATACCTGTTATATCGACGCCACACACTATATGACTGATGAGGAACTAGAAAAGACTCGACAAGGATATATTTTGCGTAACGGTAATGACTTCAAATTCCGGCAAGAAATGTTACTTGATTGGGGTCAGGCTTCAGCAAGCAGTTATTACGGTAATATAATGAGTAAAAAGGATAAAGACGGTACTATTGGTGAATTTGCGCATAATCCAGCATACCCAGTTTATACAGCTTGGGATCTTGGTAAATCAGATAGTATGGTTATTCTTTTCTTTCAATACTTTAAAGACAAAATACGCATGATAGATATGTTTGAAACAAATAATATCGGTTTAGATAGTATTATTCCTGTATTACAAAGTAAACCATACAATTACGGTTGGCATTTCCTACCTCACGATGGCACAGTAGCTAGTTTAAACGATAATGTAAGTCGTATAGCTTACTTACATAGTAAAGGTATAAAAAACGCTTCAACACTCAAACGAGAAGGAGTAAGTATCGGTATTGGTCGTGTAAACGATTACTTGCCAGATACACTTATAAATCTTGGTACAACAGGTGCGCTATCTCAAAAAATTAGAATATATAAACGTAAAATTAATCCTCAAACTGGAGATTATATTGGTCCAGATCACAAATCTGAAAGCCACATAGCAGATGCTTTACGCTACTTATTTAATGCAATACATCATTATTGGGATGAAAAAGGAGAATTTATTTATTCTCCTGAATCAAGCCAACAAGAATACGCTAGTGATCTAGCAAGGGTTACTTTTTACTAGGTTTTTCTGGTTTGCCACTAATATCTTGAAGATATTGCTCCTCAAAAGGTGTCTCATCTTCATCTGCACGCTCTTTAGCAGAACGTATTTGTTCACCATAAATAGCAAACAAAATTTGAGTAGTAGTAGGACTTTTACCACCATTTCTGGAAGCAATAGTCTCCATTTTAGCTTCATTTCTACGAAAAGCCTTAACTTTATGTACCCACTCTGGAGCAAGTCGCCATTTGTAGTCTTGACCTCGAGAAGCATTAATTCCCATATCAGAACTATTTATGAATCCCATAATCTGTGGTTCAAGTTTGGCATAAAGTATTTCACCACTTTTTATATTTATGAACGGTACTCCCTTCGGTCCTTCTTCTTTTTCGCGCGGTGCTACTACTGTTGGTTTATCTTCCATTTATATCTCCCTTGCTAATTCTTTAACTACTTGTTGTGAAAAATCATTTGGATCATCTACTGGCGATGTACCACCATCACCTGATTCATCTAAACGATCATCAGTTGAAGGCTTTGGTGGTTCGGGTGGAGTTTCGGGTGCTGGTGGGGTAGCACCACCTTGTGCTTCAAAAACTTCTTGATATGGTGCAAGATAATCATCATACCAATCCATAACATCAGGAGAATCTAAAATAACACCTTTATCTTTATCAACCTTTACACGTTCCATAAGTTTTTTAAATACTCTATCTTGCAAACCAGGATATTTCTCTTTTAATCCATCGAATAATGGTTGATATTTTTGCAATACTGCAATTCCATCATTTTTAAATTTAATAGTAGTTTCAGCAATACTTTGAACCTGATCTTTGATTTTTTTTACTTCATTATCTAATTTAAATTGTTCATTCATAAGCCACTGTGCAGCTTCATCGGTTGTCATTTCAACACCTTGGGCTTGAGCAGCTGCAATTACATCAGCTGGAGTTTTTAACGGTTTACCATCTGAAGTTTCAAGTACGTTCGATAAACCATCTGGATAATAAGATTCTAATACTTCTTTAGTAGTTGTTTCTAGCTCTTTACTAGAACTGCGTTCAGTTTGAAGTAAATTAGTAACAACCTCTTGAACATCATCCTTGGTTAGAGGTTTAGCTGTTTCGTCCGTCGTAGGCGGCGTTGCTGGATCTTTAGGCGGTTCAATGCTTTCTTTCGGCTTTTCCGCATCATCTGTTGGTGGTTCTTCGGCCTTGGGAGCCTTTTTAGGGGTTTCTTCTTTTTTTGGCTCATCAACTGGTTTTACCTCCTCTTTAGGTGGCTCAGTCGGTGGCGTTGCTGGAGGAGTAGCTGGGTCGCCTGCTGGTGGTACAGCTGAAGCCTCGTCTAAAGCCTTAAATGTATCTTCGTTAAAACCATCATCTTGTGCATCTGCCATTATTTTAACTCCCCTATCTTATTATCTACTTCTGTTTTAATAGTTCTTAAATGATTAACTACTTGTTTGGCAACAGCAATTTGCTGGCCAGGATTAAGTTTGGCTGATTCAGTAAGATCAATAACATCTAGGGAATTATGTTCAACAATAGCTTCTTCAAGATATTTTTGAACTTTAAATAAAACCGATTTATTCGGTTGATCAGTGTCTTCAGTTTGCTTCTCTTCTTCAGGAGTCGCAAAAGCACTAACCGTATAATCTATATCTTCGTTTTGTCCTGCTGCCATAGGTACCTATATTTGTACCATTATGGTAATGGCTGAGTCAAGTCAGGTGATGGCATAACAGGAGTTTCAGGTACTTGATTTAATGCAGTAGATAATTCTGGAGCAGTTTCATCAAGCAATTTATCTTCTACAACTTTCTTTTTAGCTACAGCTTCAGGATCATTAGGATCAGTAGTTTGACTCATAACAGTAACAGCATCTTGCAAATCAGCACGTTTCTCATCTGACCACTGTTCTTTACTCATAGTAGTATCAACAGTTACATCAATTTCCTGGATATAATCATAAAGCTGGTTCCAGTCAACTTCTAAACCGTTAGGATTTTTATCATCAGGAAAAGCCTCTGGATTAATACGCAAGATATCTTCACGAGTAGCATCATCAACGTAAATCACACTTGTACCTTCTTGCTCAGAGAGGTAAAGATCTAATCCAGATAAGATATATTGACACAAAAACTCTTGAATAATGTTAGTAATTTGCTGAATAGCATCGTCAATACCAGCTTTTTGAGCTTGAGCACCAACACCTGTTTTAGATTCACCAATAGCACCAAGTGCCTGACCAGGGTTCATACCCATCATAGTCTGAATTTGTTTAGTAATTTCTTGACTAATAGTAGGATATTGCTGAGAAGTAGCTGTATCAAGTGTTAAAAGCTTAATACTGGCATTAGGATCACTAGAACTAATAACACCACCATTCTTTAAAGCTGTAGCACCTGTAAATACACCCATTTTTACCATAGTTGGCTTACTGTTATAAAGCCATGTAGTTGCTACATTCTGACGTAATGCCATCAAGAAGTTCTGATTAGGGCTGGCTAGACGAACTCGACTGTCACCAAATGGTGATAATTCAGCTGGATCAATAACCAAGAACAGTGTACGAGGAAAACCAAACTTAGATCTATTAGGAACCTTGCGCAAAATTTGATTAATACTAGGACTAAAAGTTTCAATAGGCACATTACTATCAGGAGAATATCGAGTCATTAGATCATATGTATCAGTACCGGCCTCAATTTTACTTTGTTCCATAGGTGTAACATATTCTGCATAATCTGAAGAACCAGAACTATCTGGTCCAATAGCTAAAAGAGCCTTGAGTGCTGGGATATTCCAGGTAGAAGCAGAGCCTTTCTTCTTTTCACGATCATAAATAGCTTGAAGCTTACCAGGAGTCATTTTAGTACGAATCTGAAAGTATGAACTATGACTCCCTTCTTGAACACCTGGCTCAATTATAAAGTCATTAAAATGAATAAGCTTTGGTATGATACCGAACTGACCATAGAGTTTTGTACTGGTCACTTGAAAGACGTTAAAACCACGAGAAAGTGAACCACGACCTCCAAGATGGAGTATGTTTATAAATCCTTTACCAAAAGTAATGGGATTAAGTAAAACTTTTTCTACCCTGTTACGACAAATAATAGCCTCAACTGTACTTGATGAACCATTAATAGCTACTGATACACGAGGCATCTGCTTAACGGCTGTACGCATGATCTGACGTACAATGCCAGCTACTGTAGTATCACCAATGTTAGGATTTTTACCAGTAGCGCCATCATATTGAGCATTAGCTATAGTATCGAGACGTTTGAAATCTCGAATAGCATTATCAACAAATTCTTTACCTTTTTGCCATTCTTGAAGATACTGAGTGACTTTTTGATCGGGAGTAACTTTAGTTTTATCCATGATTATACTATATCACCTATCACGCCAATGTTTACACCTTCAAGAACACCGTTCACAACCTCAAACGAAGTGTTTTCTAGTTCACTGGCTACTCTAAACTTAACTTCATTAATAACAGGATTAGGCAATCTGATCCGGCAGCGCTTTTTAATCTTTAACGAGGCACTATTCTCACCAGCAAAAGGCATTGGAGTAGACCAATTAATCACGCGGTTATTGAATGATTGATATAACAAACGAGGATTACCCCAACCACCAAAGAAATTGCGTGTATGTGAACCATTCGTAAAAGTTTTACGCTTAGTCTTAACTTTACCTTTTTTATTTACATACGAAATATCAATAACAACTGTACCTATAAATCCAGCTAGATAAATAACAGCTTGAGTAGCTGCAAAAAAAGTGTTTCTAGCTTGATTACCAGCTAATAACGCGCCCTCGACTACTACTGGATAAGGGGATGAAGTGCCATCACTTT